GTAACGGATTACTATATATGTGGGGCTTTAATACCGCCCAAACTAATTTCCCTTCAATTTGGTATAATGCAACTGCAAGATCAAATCCAACTCAAATAGATGGAGTATATGCTACTACAGCAGCAGCTACTAAGGTGCCAATTAGAAGTGGTAATAGTTCTTGGACGCAAGTTGAGGCTGGAAATAGTTTCTCATCAGGTTTATATTATAAAACTGCTGGACAAAATGGGTTATTGTACACATGGGGGCTTAATAGCATAGGTCAATTAGGGTTGAATGATACAGTTAATCGTAGTAGTCCTGCTCAAGTTGGTGTTAATACTTACTTGACAACAACAGTTGGATCAAGTAACGCAGGCGCAATAGGTAAGGCTACATAAATTTTTGCAAGCTCAAGCTTGACTTTATAAATAACTTACGTTAGTTTAAAGGGAAAATTTATGCATCCAATTGATCAATTATTGGCTTATCAACTAGAAGGAAAACAAAAAGAAGCTTGGGCGATATCCGAGCAAATGGAAAGTGAAGGTCCAGACAACTGCAAGGACCCATCAGGAAAAGTAAATCCAGAAACATGGATACGTCATAGCTTCAATCGCGGCTGGTTTTTGTTACAACAAGGCGATTATCAAAAAGGTTGTCAGTTATTAGAGAATGGAAGGTTCATTAGTGTATATGGAAGTGGACCATTAAAAACTGATGCACCTATCTACAATCCACAAGAGCATGATATCAAGGGTAAATCAATCATTATATCATTGGAAGGTGGTTATGGTGATGAAATTATTCATGCACGTTTTGCACAAAGTTTTAAAGAGCAAGGCGCTGATAAAGTTTATCTAGCAGCAGCGCCTGAAATGGTGAGCGTGTTTAAACGAATACCTGGTGTTGATGATGTAATATTACGCAATGCTGCGCACACAGTGAAACATGATTATTGGGTACCTGGCTTTAGTGCAGGATGGGTAGCCGGTCACACATTTGATAACTTCCCAGGCAAACCATATATGAGTCCACTAGACGCAAGCGTGGAAATATGGAAGAATTTAATTAATAGTGATAAGATTAAAATTGGAATTCGTTGGGCAGGAAATCCTAAGTTTGAACATCAACAGTTTAGAAAGTTCCCTGAAGCTTTCATGACTAATCTTGTGAAGTATAAAGAAGTACAAATTTATAGTTTGCAACGTGATCATAACATAATTCAATTACCTGAAGGTGTGACTGACTTACAACATTTCTTGTTAAGTTGGGAAGATACAATGGCATGTATTGCTAACTTAGATATCGTTATTACTAGTTGTACAAGTATTGCACATATTGCTGCAGCAATGGGTAAAGAAACATGGGTCACACCTCCTATACTACCTTATCATACATGGGCGTATGGAAGTCCTGAAAATGATCGTAGTCCTTACTATGAATGTGTAAGATTGTTTAGACAAGAAGAAGCAGGTAAATGGAATACAACATTTCAAAAACTATACCGTGCATTAGAAGAAAAGTTTAATTTAGAGCATGTTGAGATGCCAAATGAAGATAAACAATTAAAACGTCTTAATTTAGGGTGCGGACTCAAAAAGTTTGATGGATACTTAAATGTTGATAGTAGTGAACTAGTAAAACCAGATGAAGTTGTTGATTTAAATGTTACTCCTTGGCCTTGGCGTGACAATGAATTCGGACATATTGTTGCCAAAGACATATTAGAACATTTAGGTGATACACCTGATGACTTTATTAAAATTATGAAAGAGATGTATCGTGTCAGTGACAATGGTGCTGTATGGGAAGTACAAGTACCACATTGGCGTTGTGATGTTGCATTAGATGATCCTACACATAAACGATTGCTAACGTTGGGTTCGTTTATGCTGTTAAATCAAAAGAAAATGTTTGAAAGACTAAAAGAAGATAACAGCGATTCATTATTATCATTTGAACATGATATTGATTTAGAAGTTTGTGATGTAAACTTTGATTATTTACCACACTGGAAAGAACGACTTAAAAAGGGTGAAATAACTGAAGATGATTTGAATTATGCATTAAACACGTTTAACAATGTCGCATTAAGTATGCGTGTGTTAATTCAAGTTAATAAACCAGGTCGTGTATCATTGGGTGAACTAGAAGCTTATATTGCGAATAGATAATGTTAAAACTAGATTATAGTTATGATCTAAGCATTGAGTCTACCTACATTATAACAATTAAGAATCATTCCGTAAGTGAAGGTTTGTCAGCAAGGTGTCAACAAAGCCTTGCTGCACTTAATATGCCTTACAAAGTATGGGACGCATTTGATGGTACTAGTGGACAGATCAAACTGCCAGATCACGCACAAGGTAAAAGTTGGTATAGTTGGCTAAAGTGGGTAGATAAAGAACTTAGTATTACAGAGGTTAGTGCTGCACTTAGCCATATCAGCTTATGGGCGCATTGCATAGAAATAGATAGACCTATTATAATTTTAGAGCATGATGCAATTATGATTAAAGAGTTACGTGACCATCCTGTTATAGGTTGTATTCACTACTTAGGTGCTATTGAACAAGCAAAGAAGGGTTGGCCTGTATTAGTTACACCTCCCCATGCAACTAATGGTCACAACTATCATTTTATTTGTAGGGCACATGCATATTCTATTGATCCATGGGTAGCTAAGAATTTATTATCACAAGTATTAAAATATGGCATCTGTGAAAGCTTAGATATAATGATTAGAAGTGATATCTTCCCTGCAGTGCAAATGGGATTGTATGCATATGATGAACCTGATTTACCAAACACAACAATAGTTGGAAGAAAAAAAACTATTGATGGTAAGGAACGCTAATGTATTCTATTGTTATACCACACTTAAGTAATAGCAGATATATTGATAAATGTATTGAATACATTAAGAAGAATAGTAAATATGATCCTGAAATAATTCAAATAGTTGACGAAACTGATGTCTACTATGCCTTTAATAAAGGTGTTTATCAAGCAAAATATGATGTAGTTGTTTTGATGAGTGATGACATGTTCGTTAGCAAACATTGGGATGAGGTGTTTCCAATGTATGTTGCAGAAGATACATTTTTAACTATGCATGTAGTTGAGCCTGAGCCAGGAAAAATGAATGGCCCACAATGTATAGAATTTGATTGCGGCGATGACCTAACTAACTTTGACTACGATAAGTTTCAGCAATTTGTAGATGTTAACAAAGCATACGTGCCTGAAATTGAGTTTAATAAAATTGGTTGGTACATGCCATTTGTAGTACACCGTAAAAGTTTCGTGTCATATCCAAACATTGACAAATTCCCTTTATACGCCAATGATGTGACACTTTTTCATTCAGTTTTACCTAATTTAGGATATAAATTTGCATTAGTCAACAGTTTCGTGTATCATTTCCAAAGAAAAAGTACCAAACAACTTTACCAAGAGAAAATTATGAAAAAACGTGCTATATTTACATATAGTAATCATCAAATAGAAGATAAGATATCTTACCTACAAAAGCAGATGATTGCTAAGTTTAACAAAAATAAGTTATGCAAATACGAATATTTGCATTATAAAAAACCAGACGGGGAAATGACACCAGACGAAGTTATTACGTATGGACTAGAAAAACTTTTTTACGAAGATAATTATCACACTATACTGATGCTTGATATTGATTGTGTGCCATTAAGTGAACATGCACTAGAATATACATTTCAACGTGCAGAAGAAGGTGTTCTAATTGGTAACGTGCAGCGCAGTAATCATTTAGAGAATGGTAAACACATATATCCTGCTCCTAGCTGTATTGCATTGACTAAAGAAATGTACGAAAAATTAGGTAAGCCTAGTTGGAAACCAAACGCACGTAGCGACATAGGTGAAGAGTTAGCTTATGAAGCAGAAAAGCAAGGTATAGAAATGGAAATGTATATGCCAAGCAAATATGAAGAAATTCCATATTGGAATACAGGAGAACGTAAACCTTGGGACTTACGTGACGGTGACCCACAATTTGGTATCGGCACTACGTTTGTAGACAAGGACGGTAATGAAATGTTCTATCATTTATTCCAAAGTAGATTGAATGTATTCAATCACTTATTCTTCTTAAAATGTGCGAGTGTCATGCTATGACAAGTACATACGATATTTTTTACAAGTTAAAGTTACTTAGTAAAAAGTGGAATAATTATTTTGAAGTTTACGATAAAATTCTTAATCCCTATATAGGTAAAAATCCTAAAATGTTAGAGATTGGGGTCGCACACGGTGGTAGTGTTGAATTGTGGCTCAAGTATTTTGACAATGAAGTTGACCTTCATGCAGTTGACATTAACAAAGATTTTCTAGATTATAAATTTGACGATGCTAAGGTAAATTATGCTTGTGTGGACCAAAGTAGTTTGGAGCATTGGAACGCATATTTAAGTAGCCATTCAAATTTTGATATCATAATAGATGATGGTAGTCATGATAGTGATCATCAAATCATTACTTTATTAACACTATTTCCAATTTTAAATGATAATGGTATCTACGTTATTGAAGATACACATACTAGTTATTGGCCAGAGTGGGGCGGTGGTTTACACAAAAAAGGAACCTTTATTGAATTTGCTAAACAACTTGTTGATTTATTACACGCACCTCACATAAGAGAAAGTGCGCCACCTGCATTAGAAAAAGCATTTAAAAATTTAAAGTCAGTAACCTTCCATAATAGTATGGTTGTACTTGAAAAAGGAATAACAAGACCATCTACAGAGGCGGTAAGTACTGCTAATAGAAACCCTAATTTTACTTGGGGATAACATGGTAGATTTGCTTGTAGTTTTACAAAGTCACAGCCTAACAAATAATCAAAAACAAATTACTAGGTACATGTGTCAAGATAAAAGCGAGATTAGTTATCGCTGTATAAAATCATTAGTAAACACATTAAATCATTGCAAAAAAGAAAAGCCAAATGAAGTTAACATAAAACTTGTAGTGTTAGATGACCACAGCGATGAACCTTTTCTTAAAAGATTGGATTCTATTTTGTCTGAGTGTAATTTTCAATATGAATTGCGACATTTAGAAACACGTGGAATTATGCCAAGCATTCTTGCATGTTATGAATATGGCAGAGATAAAGGCAAAGATTTAGTTTATTTTGCACAAGATGATTATCTTTATTTTGAAACGTGCATGTATGAAATGCTAGATGCATATTTTAGATTTAGTGAAAAATCTAAATTACCTGTATGTATATATCCATTTGATGATCCATATAGATATGGGATACCTCCTGACAGACAGCCATTAGTATCTGTTCATTTAGGAATCAAACGGCATTGGAGAACAGCATTTGGTACTGCTAGTTGCTTTATGGTAGATCATCCGACATTGATGAAAAACTTTGATTTATTTGACGCCATGGGAAAACACGCTGTAGATAGTGTGATGGAAGACGAAACTATAAATAGATTGTTCAATGAAAGAGGATGTCTACTATTCACTCCTATTCCAAGTATAGCATTACATGCTCAAGCAGATACAGAAAAAGATCCATACATTGATTGGAAAGCATTATGGGATCAATTTGAAGAGGGTAAAATATGAAAAAAGTTTTTGTAAATGGTACATTTGATTTACTGCATGAGGGTCACATAGCCTTGCTAGAATATGCAAAAACTTTAGGTGAAACTTTAGCAGTTGCAATTGATAGTGATGAAAGAGTTAAACAATTAAAAGGTCCTGATAGACCTATACAAGATCAAAAAGAAAGAACAAACGCCCTAATAGCATTGAAAGCAGTCAATGACGTTTATATATTTGATACTGATGATGAATTAGAGTGGCTTGTTTCAGTTCATGATGTAATGGTAAAGGGCAGTGACTACAAAGACAAACCAATAATTGGTGAAAGTGTTTGTAAAGAATTAGTGTTTTTTGATAGAATAGATGGATATAGCACAACACAAAAAATACAAGATATTGCTGATAGGGGATAATGGGATTGACCAATATCAATACGGGACTGTAGATAGATTAAGTCCTGAAGCTCCTGTGCCGGTGTTAGCATTCATTAAAACTGAATCCAAACCTGGTATGGCAGCAAATGTAAAAGAAAATTTATTAGCATTAAATTGTGACGTTGATTTTGAACACGGAGTAAAAACTTGTATAAAAACAAGAATTATAGATTTAAAAAGTAAACAACAGTTATTAAGAATTGACCAAGATGCATTAAGTCGCCCTGTCAATATTAATTATGATCTATCCGTTTTTGATGCAATTGTGATTAGTGATTATAATAAAGGCTCAGTCACATATGAGTTAGTAGAAAAACTTATTACTACATATAAAGGACCTATTTTCGTTGATACTAAAAAAACTGATTTACAAAGATTTGAAGGATGTTTTGTAAAAATTAATCATAAAGAATACGAAGCTGCGAAAACGTTCCCTAGTGAATTAATTGTTACTTTGGGTAGTGAAGGAGTTAAATATAAAGACAAAAAGATTCCAGCAAGCAACGTAGAGGCATTTGATGTATGTGGTGCCGGAGATACCTTTTTGTCAGCACTAACGTATGGATATTTAGAAAGTAAAAATATTGTTGAAGCAATAGAATTTGCAGTAAAAGCAAGTACACTAACAATTCAACATATTGGAGTTTATGCACCAACATTAGAGGAGATTAAGAATGTCTGAAAGACTTCAAGGACAAGTAGAAAAAGGATGGGGTAGTGAATTTATTTTTACTACAAATGATAAGTATTGTGGCAAATTGCTATCTTTTAAAAAAGATAGTAGATTTAGTATGCATTTTCACAAAGAAAAAGATGAAACATGGTTAGTTTTGTCTGGGAAATTTATATTAAGATACATAGATTTAACTAATGCCACACATTATGAAATGGAATTAGCTGGAGGTAATGTTTGGAGAAACCCACCATTAACACCGCATCAACTTATATGCATAGAAGAAGGCACTATAGTCGAGGTCAGTACTCCTGACAGTGTGGAGGACAACTATCGAATACTACCGGGTGATAGCCAAAAACAACAAGCTGAACAAACAAACGAAGAATGAAATTATTAATTACAGGTCATAAAGGCTTTATTGGAAGTAATATGGTTAAAGCCTTATCTACAGATCACGACATAATCACATACGAGTGGGAAGAGGAATTTCCTAACATTTCTGATTGTGATTGTGTAATTCATATTGGTGCTATTTCAAGTACAACTGAAAAAAATGTAGAAAAAATTATGACACAAAATTATGATTTTAGTTGCATGTTACTTGATAAATGTTTACAGCTAAAAGTAAATTTTCAATATAGCAGCAGTGCTAGTGTTTATGGTCTTAATGAAAATTTTAGAGAAGATGCTCCTGTAGATCCTCGCACACCTTATGCGTGGAGCAAATATATGTTTGAAAGATACGCTCAATCAAAACATGATATAGCAAAAGATTTGAATTTAAGTATTCAAGGGTTTCGATATTTTAATGTTTATGGACACAATGAAGAACATAAAGGAAGCCAAGCTAGCCCGTACACTCAATTTAGTAAACAGGCTAGCGAAAATGGAGTTATAAAGGTTTTTGAAAATAGCCAAGCTTATATGCGAGATTTCATACACGTAAACAAGGTAATTGAAATTCATAAAACATTTTTATCAATAAAATCTCAGGGAGTTTATAATGTTGGTACTGGTAGTACAAAAAGTTTTATGGAAATTGCTTCAGGTATTGCAATTCAAACCGGCGCTACAATTGAAAAAATACCAATGCCTCCGGAGCTAGCACATAGCTATCAAAAATATACCTGTGCAGATTTATCACTATTAACAACAACAATAAATGAACATCTTTCAAATTGATTATGAGACTAGATTACAAAGTTGGCATGACCTTAAACAAGAGGTAAAAAATTCTAATTTGAAAGAAAAATGTATTAAAATAGACTATTGGTGGCAGCAAGCACCCACAGTGAATCATTATTTGCATATTAAGGATACCCTTAATTGGCCAAATCCTTGGGAACTTTTGGTAGAAAATTTATATTGCAATGTTGCTAAAGCATTAGGAATGTGCTATACTTTACATCTATTAGGAGAAAAAAATGTAAGAATGGTTAATGCTAGTGATAAGTTTGGTAATGACGTTATTTTGGTTGTTGTAAACAGCGAATTTTTTCTTAATTACTGGCCTAATACAGTTGAGACAAATACTGTAGCAGATTTCACAATAAAGAGCGAAATTGACATCAGTGATCACCTAGCAAGATTAAAGTAAAAACACTAGTCTTACAGGATACGTAAAATATATATGTAGTTTATCCTGTAACACACATTAAATATCTTATCACCTGCAGTAACCCATTCAAATAATTATAATAGGCACATAAAACATGAATATAAACGTAGTAAAACGCAACGGCGAATCAGTCCCATTAGACATAAGCAAGATACAAAGACAAGTAGCATACGGGTGCAAGGGCATCGATAACGTTAGTCCTAGTATGATAGAAATTAAAGCACAAATACAACTTCACGACGGAATACACACAAAAACAATAGACGAGTTGCTATTGAAGGCAATGGTCGATCTAATTGATGAAAGTGAAAACACAGATATTAATGACGTAAATTATCAATATGTAGCAGGTAGACAAAAAGTATCCATGCTGCGTAAAGAAGTGTATGGTCAATATGACCCTCCTAGTCTATACGATATCGTGAGAAAAAATGTAGACCTAGGAATGTATACCAATGAATTACTTGAATGGTATTCGAAAGAAGAATGGGACATCATTGATCTCTTTATTGACCATAGCAAGGACGAAAATTATACCTATGCGGCTATCGCACAATTGGCAGAAAAGTACTTAGTTCAGAACCGTGCTACTGGTCAAATTTTTGAAACACCGCAAGTAAGATATGCAATCGCTGCTGCAACTGCTTTTCACAATGAATCTAAAGAAAAGAGATTAAAATATGTTAAAGAATATTATGAGTGTGCTAGTGACGGGCATTTCACTTTGGCCACGCCGGTGTTGGCAGGTTTGGGAACAACTACTAAACAATTTAGTAGTTGTGTCCTTATTAGTAGTGATGATACTCTTGATTCAATTTTTGCTGCTGGTGAAATGATGGCAAAATATGCTAGCAAACGTGCTGGCATAGGTTTAGAGATAGGTCGTATCCGCCCATTAGGATCACCTATNTGAAATTAAACATACTGGTATGATCCCTTTTCTAAAGAAATGGTTCGCCGATCTACGTAGTTGTAGTCAAGGGGGTGTGCGCAATGCAAGTTGTACGGTTACATTTCCTATTTGGCATTATCAGTTTGAAGATTTAATTGTGTTAAAGAATAATCAAGGTACAGAAGAAACACGTGTGCGCCAATTAGACTATAGTGTAGTCGTAAATAAGATGTTTTGGAATCGTTATAAGAATAATCAGAACATAACACTATTTGATCCACACGAAGTTCCTGATTTGTATGAAGCATTCTATAGTGACACAAACGAATTCGAACGTTTGTATAATATATATGAACATAAAAAAGGATTACGTAAAAAGGTTTTACCAGCCGTAGAAATATTCAAAAATGGTATATTGAAAGAAAGGACAGATACAGGTCGTATCTACATGGTTAATATAGATAACGTAATTAATCAAGGCCCTTTTGATACTACGGTTGATCCAATATATCAAAGTAATCTTTGTCAAGAAATACTATTGCCTACTAAACCATTTCAGCGAATTGAAGATGTAAATGGGCGTATCGCTCTCTGTACATTGGGTAGTGTTAATTGGGGCGCATTTAAAAATCCACAAGATATGCGAAAAGCTTGTAGAGTTCTTGTGCGCAGTTTAAGTAATTTGTTAAATTATCAGGACTTCTTAAGTGTTCAAAGTAAATTAGCAAATGAAGATTTTGAACCATTGGGCGTCGGCATTACTAATTTAGCATATTGGCATGCAAAGCGCCATTTAAAGTATGGAACAGCCGATGGGCTTGCAGAAGTAAAACGTTGGATGGAACATCAAGCATATTATCTTACTGAAACTAGTGTCGAGTTAGCACAAGAACGTGGAGCATGCAAGAACAGTAGTCGTACATACTACGGCAAGGGCATTTTTCCTTGGGAGCGTAGAGCAGAAGGAGTTAACGAACTAACAGATTTTAGTCCTAGCATGGATTGGGAAGCACTACGTGAGAAATTAAAAAAATACGGTATTCGTAATGCTACATTAATGGCAATCGCACCAGTTGAAAGTTCTAGTGTAGTATTAAATTCTACTAATGGCATTGAATTGCCAATGGAATTAATTAGCGTCAAAGAAAGTAAAGCTGGTAGTTTTGTTCAGGTAGTGCCAGAATACAAGAGGTTAAAGAATCGTTATCAATTAATGTGGGAACAACAGGATTGTGTAGATTATTTAAAAACGTCAGCCGTTTTGGCAGCTTACATTGATCAGAGTATCAGCACAAATACTTTTTATAATCCTGCATTTTTTCCAGAAGGTAAAGTTAGTGCTACGCTGATAGCGAAAAACTTAATGTTAGGTTATAAATGGGGACTAAAAACCATTTACTATAGTTTGATAAACAAAGTGGGATCAAAGGCTGCACTAAAAGAAGATAACGTAATTGAGTTTACAAAACTAGAACCTTTAGAAGATGAAGAAGCTTGTGAGGCATGTGTATTATGAGTAAAGAACAATATAATTTAACAAAACAAACAAATTATTTAAAACGTACAATGTTTTTGGATCCTGCAGGGCCTGTAACAGTACAAAGATTTGAGGAGGTAAAATATCCCAAAATTGCCAAATACGAAGAAACAGCACGTGGATTTTTTTGGGTGCCTGAAGAAATAACTTTGACTAAAGATAAGATTGATCATAAAGAAGCTAGTGAGGCAGTAAAACATATTTTTACTAGTAATCTATTGCGTCAAACTGCACTTGATAGTATACAAGGTCGTGCGCCCTCACAAGTATTCAGTCCAGTGATTAGTATTCCAGAACTAGAAGCACTAGTTAACAACTGGAGTTTCTTTGAAACTAATATACATAGCAAATCATATAGTCATATCATTCGTAATGTGTATGGTGTACCTAAAGAAGAATTTAACAAGATACATGACACAAAAGAAATTATTGAAATGGCAGCAAATGTTGGTCGTTACTACGAGGAGTTACATCAACTGAACTGTTTTAAGGAAACATCTCAAAAAGCAGTTAGTGAAGAAAGTCATATTAAAGCTATATGGATGGCACTAAATGCAAGTTACGCACTAGAAGCATTGCGTTTTATGGTTAGTTTTGCTACTAGTCTTGCAATGGTGGAGAATAGAATATACATTGGTAATGGTAATATTATAAGTCTTATACTACAAGATGAATTACTGCACACTGAATGGACTGCATATTTAATTAATCAAGTGGTGAAAGAAGATGAAAGGTTTGCAAAAGCAAAAATCGAATGTGAACAGGAAGTTTACAATATGTACTTAGAGGTAATCAAAGAAGAAAAAGATTGGGCTGACTATCTTTTTAGTAAGGGTGTTGTAATAGGACTAAATGCAGATATACTTAAAGATTTTGTAGACTGGACTGCTTTTAACAGGCTTAAGGATATTGGTATTAAGTATTTAGAAAATCATCCAAAAACAAGTCCTATTCCATGGTTCAATAAACATGTGAATATCAATAAAAAGCAAACTGCTTTACAAGAAAACGAAAGTACAAACTACGTAATTGGTGTTATGAGTGACACTGTAGATTACGATGCGTTACCAGTTTTATAAGAGGAAAAAATGAAAGCAATAGTTTGGAGTAAGGACATGTGTCCTTTTTGTGATAAAGCCAAGGCTTTATTAAAGTTAAAGGGTATTGAGTTTGAAGAAAGAAATATAACTAAAGACTGGTCTAAAGAACAATTATTAGAAGCAGTGCCAAATGCACGTGCAGTGCCGCAGATATTCATTGACGAAGAATTAATTGGTGGATATACAGAATTACATAGAAAATTAATGGGATAAACATGGATCTTAACATAAATGAAGTATATTCGTTCAAATTAAATAGTGGAGAAGAATTAGTCGCTAAAGTCATAAAAATTACTGATAAAACCGTTGAAATCAGTGAGCCTGTGAGCATTGCTCCTAGTCAAAAGGGTATAGGAATGGTTCCTAGCCTATTTACTACAGATATGAACGGTATTTTTAGACTAAATATTAATAGTGTCGCAATTGTTGCTGATACGAATGAACAAGTAAAGGTAAAGTATATTGAAGCTACTACCGGTATACAAGTACCTGAAAAGCAAATTATATTAGGATAAGGATGCCAAAATTAAGTAGAAAAGGTGATACAGATCAACCCGGCGGAGCTATAATGCGAGGTGCAGGGACTGTATTTGCGAATGGTATACCAGTAGGCTTACATGTAAGCCGAATAACACCACACGCACCATGGGGTGACCCTCACCCGCCGCATCGTGCGGCTACGACTACAAATGGTAGTCCAAGTGTTTTTGCTGAGGGATGTCCTGTGCTTAGAGTAGGTTCGGGAAATAGCTGTGGACATAGTATCGTCACAGGTAGCCCTGACATATTTTGCCCATGAGTTTACAAGGTCAACAATCTCCCTTAAGTGTAAATGTATCTTCTTGTTTAATATCTGGTGTAGGAACATATGCAGCAAACACCGGTGTTTTCACTTCCACTAATAACAATATTGGATTCGCTACTCCGTTAGGACTTCCCGCATCTGTTACTAACGGTTCAGTAATATCAAATACTGTTTTAAACACATTATATAATGCAATGTCACTAGCGGTAGCATTACCTGTTAGTGCTACAGTCTTAGCTAATTTAAATAAAATAGGATCTAGTACAATACCTGCCTTAGGAAATTCAGCACCATCTACGTATCCTATTGTCGGAGCTACAATTGCAATTGACAGTTATAGATATTTAAATGGTTTGGGTTTCATAAAGTATCTTGCAGGAAGGGCAAACGCATCGTTGAGTGGAAACATAAATCCTGCGTCACAATTAAACTCTTATAGGCAGTTTTGTCAAGATTTTATAAATTGCTACAGTTATAAAGTACAAACAAACCAAACCATCAACACATTTGTAAATAGTAAAACTTTTTTAAAAGGCATTTTTAGTAATATGAATGATTTAACAACTGCGGACATTGCAGGAGTTAATCAATCGATGTTATTTTGGGGTCAAGATTTAATAAAATCAGGCAAAGTAATAAATTTAAACACGATAGACAAATTTGGTTTGCCGAGTAATTTTTTAAAAACACTTAATGCAAACAATGCGGTAACAGAGGCTCTTACTGTTGCTTTAGTGTACAGTGGATTGACCACCACAGAAATTACAGATATTATCATCAATGGCTCAGATGTAACTGCTATTCAGGAACAAAAAATATTTGGAGCATTTTCTGTATTGGTTAGTAATGATTTAAAAGATATTTTAACAATCTTAAATTGCCAAACACAAAATTTAAACTCATTGGCTGATTTATTAAATCCAGCAAAAATATTTCCTACAAGTTACACTAGTTTAGTTGTTCCGGAGTATAGAACTAATACTACAAGCAGCAAAGTTTATTATAATATTTACGCATCAAATGGAGTTAATTCTTCACTAAACAATAAAGGATATGGAAGTTATTTAACTTCTATTTTGTCTCCTAGCTTAGCAATTGCTTGCGGAGCATTTTCATATGCAATGATGCAAATAAGAAATATTAAAAACGTGGATATTCAAAAATTTAGTCAGGTCGTAGCAAATTGCCAAAATGGATAGAATCGAGGCGTTAATTAAACAATTACAAACTTCTACGTTGTCAACAATATATAGCCAAATGGTTACAAATTTGACCCCACCTAACACCGGGTCAAACATGGCTACATTAATAAATAATGCAAACACAGAAATTTCAAGTATTTTTAATAATAGTGCTAATGCTTCAGCAGTAGCAGAATTAAATAGTCTTTGGAGTTCTATTGGATCAAGTCTTTCAAAGGAAGATACATTAAGAACTGATGCAGGTTTAAGTTCTACAGTTACTGGGCCTACATACGCTCAAACTTTAACAGCATCAAACTTATCAATTTTTTCTTTTGTAGAGACAATGAACTCATTTGCTTTAGAAACAAATCAAAACGATACAGTAAGCGTTTTGGAAGCTATTGCAAATGAATTAACTTATGGAGGGCAAAGTATAATAGCGTTAATGCGTGAAATTCGTAACGCAAACAGGTTAAGTTTATGTGGTTTGGAACTTGATAATGACATTTCGGAGAAAAATATTACTCAGGATATCATAAGTCAGGGTGGCACCGGTACTGTGGGACCTCAAACTATATCAACTGCTTCAGGAGTTATTACAAAAGTTACCGGCGGTAGCAGTGATCCGGATTATCCTTTCCCAGGAAATCTTGATACACCAAATTGGATAATTCCTCCAAATGTAGATATTTTTAATACATCTACGACAGTAGTTCAAACCCCAAGTCAGGCATTACAAGAAGTTATTGATTGTAATTGCGATTGTTGGGATCTTTTAGAATAAAACTTTAACAAAAAGTTAAAACCATTATTCTTGTCTTTTAATAGAGGATAGTGTAAACTATTACTCGGAAAGGAAAATTATGAAACTAATAACTTTTTTACGCAATCCGCGTGTAGAAAACGTACTAGCAGCAATTTTGATTTTAATTTCTGCCATTTTAATTATGGCTAACAATGAGGTTATTTTTGAAGAGGAAGAGCAACAACAAGTTGCTGTGGCTAAACCTCAGCCAAAACCAGTAGACAAAAAACAATTAAAATGTTTGGCTACAAATATATTTTATGAAGCAGGCAGCGAACCAGAAAAAGGTAAACAAGCTGTTGCAAGAGTTGTAATGAACCGTGTCAATCATGGATTTGCACCTAACCCTTGTTCAGTAGTTTATCAGGTGAGCACTGTCTTAATTCCAATTGACAATGATCCTGAAATTGATGATGAGGGTCACAAAAAGGTAAAACTGTGCCAGTTTAGCTGGGTGTGTGAAAGTGATCGCCGCCCACTTAATGTAAATGATCCTAGATACAAACAAAGTGAACGCATTGCATATAATGTATTAGCATATGATTCGTATAAAGATGTTGTACCTAGTACAGTATTGTTTTTTCATAACTTATGGGTAAATCCTATGTGGCCTTATCGTAAGGTTGCACAAATTGGTAACCATATCTTTTATGAAAAACCAAAAAAGAAAGTACAAAAGCAACCGCAAGTATTAGCAAAAGCTTAATATGAAACTACAACCTTCGGACCCCGACAAACATTATAGTTTAACTTACCCGATGGAAATCGGGGCTCCGAAGTTTGAACTTGTACCTGTTGAAAAACAAAAAGATATAATGATTAATGTTGCGCGGTTACATGCGCAGCAGGAATACGAACGGATAATGGAAATGGTTCGTGTGCTACAGAAACAAGCAGAACAATTAAAACGCAGATTGGACTTAACAGATATGGTTCATAGCTGCGAATACCAATTTCAAGTTTATCATAATCAAATATACTGGTTAGCATTTGACAAAAAACTAAATAAGAATGTATTATTACATACAGGACCAAAGCAATGGACTACTGGCATTCCGGATCACATTGATTACGTAACAAGAGTTAAATGGTTAGGTGATTATACTTGGGTAGAGGTGTTTGATGAAGAAGCTAGCGACAAATAAAGATCGTGAAGCAAATTTAAAAAGAAAAATAGCAAAGATCCCTGAAAATGCAGAGGCTGGAGATACATTGGCTGAATTTTATACAAATTTCTTTAACCTGAAAGAGCAACAGGAACTGGATCCAAATTGGGCTAAAAATAATCTAGAGTATGACCTCCGTGCTTGTGACTACATTGTAGAAAAGTGTAAGGACGAATACTATGCGCAAAACATCTATGCAGCATTGTGTAATAACAGTTTTCGTAAAAACGAAGTTATGCCAATATTAATGGAAGATAGCTGGAGTTGCAGTTGGAGATATGCAGGTGGTATCGTTGCTGATTTGCGCGGCGAAGGTGATTATTTGGATTGGTATTGCAGTGGCATTCAAGGCGACATCCCTGATGAAACTTACAATGAAATGACACAAGAAGGCAAACTTCTTTATAATTTACGTAAAGAAAAATTTGTCACTGAGAGTTATGTAACCGATGAAGTAAAAGAGGATTTATTTAAGTTAGGTTGGGTAGTATTAGAACAAGATGAGGAGCAAATATGAGTTATTCAAATCAAGTTATAGATCATTATGAAAATCCACGTAATGTGGGTAAATTAGATAAGGCTGACCCTAATGTGGGTACAGGTTTAGTTGGCGCGCCTGCATGTGGTGATGTGCTACAACTTCAAATTAAGGTTGAAAATGAAATTATTACCGATGCAAAATTTAAGACCTACGGCTGCGGCTCGGCGATTGCAAGCTCGTCGCTCGTTTCGGAATGGGTTAAAGGCAAAACGCTTGATGAAGCGGGGCAAATTAAGAACACGCAAATTGCGGAAGAACTTGCGCTCCCGCCTGTTAAAATTCACTGTAGTATTTTAGCAGAGGATGCAATCAAAGCAGCAATAGCTGATTACGTTAAGAAAAATTCCATTTTGGAAACTGATCAAGCTGTTGCATAAACTTAAATTTATCAAGCTTCCAAAAAGTCTGTACATGCCCACGATAATCTAGTTCGTGGGTTTTTTCTAAACACCCTTGTTCTGCTAAGGTAGGACAAAATATTTCATGCACTAGTCTTTGGCTAGCAATTTCACTAGAATGAGTAGTTATATATAAATCAGATTCAATTGGACAATAAAGTACACATGCTGGTATAAAAAACTGAGCAGTAACGTGCTGATGCTGACGAATATTATTAATAGTTCTCAATGTATGATGAGTGGGTAACAAATCCGTAAAAACACATGTCCTTACACATATTCGATATGAGTTGGGTAAAATACCTAAACTATGAGTAGCTGTACTTCCCACTGCAATGCCATTATAATATAATATCCAAAGTTTAAAATCATGTTCATTCCTAAAACTATTAACTAGTATAGACTCACTGCCGTTATTATCATATCCTCGAGACCTAGCGTTTTGGTAAAAAGTATCTAAATTTAAATCAGTGGAATAGTCTATAAGTTTGAACATCAAAATATTTAACTAAATATCACACAATGTTTAAATTTGATGAATTAAAAAACATACACCTAGAAATATCAAATAACTGTCAAGCTAGCTGCCCAATGTGCATAAGAAATATCCACGGCGGTATTAAAAATGATTTGGTAAAAATTAATAATTGGTCATTTGATCTATATAAAACCGCAATCAACGAACAAGTTTTAAAACAAATCGACAAAATATACTTTTGTGGAAATTTTGGTGATCCAATATTAAATAATGATTTACCAAAAATGTGCGAGTACACTAAGAGCGTAAACCCTGCGATTGTTCTTAGGATTCATACTAATGGAAGTTTGCGTGATACTAGCTGGTGGAGAGATTTAGTAAACGTTTTACCAAAAGATCATGGAGTTGTTTTTGCACTTGATGGTTTAGAAGATACTCATCATTTATATAGAATAGGAACAGATTTTAATAAAATAATCAATAATGCTACTGCTTTCATACAAGCAGGTGGAAAGGCTGAATGGGCTTTCATAAGATTCAAACACAACGAACATCAAGTAGAACAGGCTAGAGAATTAGCAGCTTCTTTGGGTTTTGAAGTTTTTACAACAAAAGACAGTAGCAGATTTTTACTAGAAACTAAATTTCCTGTTTGGGATAAAAATAAACAAACTACTCATTACCTTGAGCCAAGCAATTATAGTGAAATAAAATTTATAGACCGCAGTATTTTAAAAACTTACAAAGAACAAATTAAAAATACTGTCATTGATTGCTTTGTTAAAAAAGAACGTGAAATTTATCTTGATGCATTTGGGCATTTGATGCCCTGTTGTTATTTAAGTAGTTTACCTTATGTACCTATAAGTCATGAAAGAGATGCTATTCCTGTTAAGCAAGAGATTTTAAATCAGCATTATAAATTAGTAGCAAGTTTAGGTGGATTACCTAAGTTAGATATTGCGAATAGAAGTGTCAAAGAAATTATAGAAGCAGATGAATATCAAACTATTTGGGAAAAATATTGGAACGAAGATAAACTTATTACTTGTGCAAGAGTGTGCGGAAAAAATGCAAAAGTAAGTAGCCCCACAAAACAAATTATATCAAGGGATTCCCTGTAACTACAAAACCCTTTTTTGCAATCATCGTAGTTAAATTCATATATTCTTCCATACTACAATTCACATAAACCTGTCTTTCGTTCACTTTTTCAAAACCCGTAATAACTTTATTTTTAATACTATAGTTTATATGACTCATAATACCGTCGTATAATTCTTGCTTCCAATCAAAGTTTCCACCTGAAACTTTAATATCCCAACCAGGTTTATTAAATTTAGGAAGTTTATGTCTGACATTTAAATGTACTCTAGGCTTACCTCCAAAATTGCATGCAACGTGTCTTACACCAGTATCCATGTTCCAAATGTGTCCGTCAACGGGTAAATGATACATGTGCAATTTATCTAAATCAATTAGATAGCAATCTGGGTTAGTTGAAATTACTAAATGAAGTCTATCATCTGGGTCAGTGTGAGCCGTATAGGTTTCGCCAGACTCTAGCACTAGCAATCTTGCTTCACCTATATCACCTAATTCAGTTAAAAAATTACCTATGGGAGTATTTTCAAGTTCGGGCAAAATTTTATAATCACCCGAAAGTATATTACCGTCAGTGTAATTTAAAGTCTTTCTTTTAAAATCAAAATCCATTGCATTAACCTGCGCTATAATGGAATCAATGTAGTCTATTTTGTGTAATTTTGTCAGCATAGCGATATTTATAAATAAAACTATGTTTGAATATAATATAGATGGGGTTAAAATTCCATTTGACGAAAAATGGTCAAGAATAGCAGTAAGTTTAAGCGGCGGCGCAGACAGTGCGTTACTGACCTTCTTACTCTGTAAGATAGCCTCAGAGATTAACCCAAAACTTTCAATTCATATAGTAAGTCATGTAAGATGTTGGAAAACAAAACCTTGGCAATCTTATGATAGCAGAGTAGTGTATGAATGGTTATATAAAAAATTTAATTATTTTAATTGGTACAGACATATTAATTTTATTGCTCCTGAACTAGAATATGAGAATACAGGTCCTAATTTAGTAGATGAATATAATAAAAATGTAAGCGGAGACAATATTCAAATAAGAGCATACAGCGAATACGTTTGCCACCAAAACAAAATTCAAGCATATTATAATGCAGTGACTAGAAATCCTAAAAATGTGAATTTTAACGGTATGCAGGAACGTGATGTTGATCCTAACGAACATAATCAACATTTACGAATTATGAAACATATGAATGGATACGCTATACACCCATTTAGATTCATAGAAAAAGATTGGATACTAAAACAATATAAAAATTTAGATATTATGGATCTTTTTAAATTAACAAGAAGTTGTGAAGCAAAATTTGAAGATATTAATTATAAAAATTATAGACAAGGAGATTATGTGCCAGTATGTAATAAATGCTTTTGGTGTTTAGAAAGAGAGTGGGCGATTGAACAGTCAAAGTAAAACATTTTGTATGCATCCCTTTACAGGGTTAGCGACTAGAGAAGATGGTGCAATTAAAGTTTGTTGTCGTAGTCATCCAATAGGATTTATTCAAAAAGATAGCCTAGAGGATATATGGAATAACGAATCTATGTTAAGAATTCGTAGGCAAGTATTGAATGATGAAAGACCAAAAGAATGTGAACCTTGTTTTAGTTTAGAAGATCAGGGTGTAGAAAGTTTAAGACAAAGACATATTAAGGGTGTTATTCCAGAAGCAAGAATAAATTTATATCCTAACGCTTTGGATTCGCTAAACGACGATTATACAATGCCGTTTCAAATTCCTACGATGGAAATTAAATTAAACAACCTTTGTAATTTAAAATGTAGAATGTGTCATCCAATGGATAGTACTAGTTGGAATGATTGGAATGAAGTTGAGGAATTTTATATTAAAGAAAATAATTTCCTTCCAAAAAAGATACATGATTTAAATCTGATTAATAAACCGCATCTTAAAGAATTTGATGATAACCTAAATTGGTGGGATAGTTTTTCTAAAGTTATTCCTTATTTTCGCAGGGCAGAGTTTGCAGGTGGTGAGCCATTGATGGATCCACAACACTATAAGATTTTAGATATGCTTGTTCCGTATGGTCATCAAATTGAAATTAAGTATGCAACAAACTTAAGTATGTTGGGTAAAAACAATAGAAACATTTTTGAATATTGGCCTAAATTTAAATCCGTCGCAGTAAACGTTAGTATAGACGGCATAGGGGATAGTTATGAATACATACGAGGTAATGCAAGTTGGAGCGAACTAATTAATAATATTAAACAAATACAAGAATTACCAAACATAAGCAGAATAGTTGGGGCAGTTGCAGTGCAAGTTAGTAATGCGTTAGTACTAGACAAAATGATTAAGTATTTTTTAGATGATTTAGGTATCGTATTTTATACAAATATGGTTAAGTATCCGAATGTATTAAGCGTACAAACGTTACCAATTGATTTGAAAAACACTGTTTATAATAGACTAAGACTAGTGCAACGTGAACTACCTGAATACAAATTAGTTAAAGAACATCCAAAATTATTAGGCATTACAGACGAGCAGATTAATGGTATCATTAACTTCATGTTTGCTAAGGATGAACACCATTTATGGGCTGATACTGTCGAATTTAATCGTAGACTTGATAATAGCAGAAATAGCAGAAAATTTGTTGAAGTGACCCCTGAGTTTAAAAATTATATATGAAAGAATTTTATCACAATAAAATAGGTTATAATACTGCTGTAATTAAATGTAAGAAACAAGACACCGTATTTGATTTACATTACCATCTATACGATAACCCTGTGCAGCATATTTGGCAAAAAATGCATCTTGAAAATAACAACATACGAGTATGTAACTTTAACTTGCTGTCTTTTGATGATTTGGTTGATGAACTAACTACATGTTGTATTGAAGTTAATGCAGAATTACCAAAACAAGTTAATCAAGATTATTTAAACAGATTACATAATCATTTTGTACCTAATTATGAGAATAAAGTTTGGGATAGAATAAATGATTTAATACATGCAATAGAAAGCAAATTAAATAATCCCTTTCATGAATACGATTCAAGTTTAACTTTAAACTTAGTAGAAGAACAATTTGCTCCTATTAAAGAAGAATATAAAATTTTTTTAGATACAGATATTAAATGGGGAAGATTAAACTTAGGTTATGGAACATTAGGAAAAGATTGGATAAACATTGCTAAAGACAATGATACTTTAGATGATTTGTCAATTCAAAGTACAATAAATTCTGAAACGCTAATGTCTTTTTGTGTGGAACCAGGAATACCTTTAGTTGATAACATTAAATTTTACAATTGGGCTTTAAACACATCAAACCTCGTTCCAAAAGATAATTTAAACGCTTTGGGTTTAGGAAAATACCCATTGGGACAAATAATTATTACTGATATCTTGTTAGACTTTCACAATAAAGCTAGCGATTGGTATGTTCCGAATCATCAATGCAAATTACTTTGGAATAAAAATTTTTTTAATAAGACAGTAAATATTTTAGAAATTAGTTTCAAAAATACTGATATGTTATATGAAACTTATGTCAGAGATTCAGGATCGAAGGGAATTTTAAATGTATAAAGTTACAAGTGCATATTACCATCAACATATGATGAAGGTTGAATGGAACTTAGGCAAACGATGTAACTACGACTGTGAGTATTGTCCTTCGCTCATTCATGATAATTTCAGTCCACATACTGACATTAATATTCTTAAAGCAGCAGTAGACAAATTACCTAATAATGCACGAATAAGCTTCACTGGTGGAGAGCCAACTGTTCATCCTGACTTTGAAGAATTAGTTAGTTACTGTGTTAAACGGGACAAAAGTTGGATTAACGTTACTACGAATGGTACTAGGACATCATTATACTATCTAAGATTACCGGTACATCATATAGTTTTTAGTTTACACTTTGAAAAAGATTGGGATAGAGTATTAAATACGATTTTAAATTACGCATCATGTGATGCAGAACCCGGTATGCGTAAACCGTGCATGATCAACATTATGGCTCACCCTGACAAAATGACTGAAGTTAGAAGTGCAACAAGAAAATTAGATGGTTATAATATTCCTTATGCAATTCGTAGAATTCGTTGGACTAACGATGATCACAACCTATTTGATGATATGCGTTATGAACAAAATGATCTAGATTGGATATTAAGTAAAGATGCTACAGTAGCTCCTAATTGTATCATTGACAATCGTGAGAAGATGCATGCCAATGATATAATAAAATTTCATAAAAATAAATTTAAGGGTTGGGCTTGCACTGCTGGATTAGAAAGCTTGATGATTAACTGGGACGGTGAAGTGCATCGTGCTACTTGTAGAGTAGGAGGAAGTTTAGGGAACATTTATAATGGCACGTTTACACTACCAGATACGCCTATATTATGCACAAGAGATTATTGTACTTGTGCAGCAGATGTTCCTCTTACAAAAGTAAATGTGCAAGCTCTGGGAAGGTCTGAGAAAAATTTGTTTCTCGAATCGAATCAAGATTTCTAATGTATTCAGTAAAATCAGGTAACAACTTACTGTGATCTTCTGCTTCTAAGAAACTTAAGATAGCCTGCCATCGCTTCCATCCATATGGGTTTACCTGCCAAAAATTGTCGTCTTGTGTATAATTTTTCCATAACCAATCCTTAAAATCTAATATCATCTGTTTCACTTCAGCCTTATCTTCTTTTGGAAGAATTCGTGCTGATAAGAATGTTGGTATGTAAACTAAATGAAGATTTATTAAACCTCCACCTGCTTCATACTCATCAATCTTGTACTTATTAATTTTCTTATAGTTTTTGCTGAGTTTCCATTTAGCAAAATCGATTATATGTTTTATGTTTAAAATCTGTACTGCACATGCTATACTAACATGAATGTTATCAGGAGTACAATCTAATAGTTCCAAACTACGTTCTATATCATTCCAGTCTGTTGGATAACGTATATATTCATTTCTTTCAAATATACCGTCTATACTAAAAGCATACTTTACCTCTTTAAATTGACTCCAAACTTTTATAATATCTTCATCTACATAAGTACCATTACTGTTGTATCTTAAACTAATTTGTTTGTTATATCCACGCTTAATGATCTCATCTAAAAATTTATAATGTTCTTTGATCATTAGTGGTTCTCCACCAGCAAAATATAATTGCTTTATATTAGGAATCTGTTCAAATATTTCATTCCAAAATTCTTCATTATCATACCAATTATTATTGAACTTCTCAGGATTAAATATTATGTTTTTAATTATTACGTCACTTTTTGTATTACTAATCAGTTTTTCATAATCTTGCATCCACCTACTACTATCATGTGGACTACACATTACACATTTTAGATTGCATGTATTGCCTAAACGTAAATCAAAGTAACGAATAATAGGTGTGATAAACCCATCTTTTTTTGTTTGCTTTATCAAATCATCAAAATTAATGTTTTCTTTATCCCAGTTATAAAGTTCCCATAATCTTTTGCTTACTACACCATTGTTTTCTTCTTCAAAACATTTAGTGCAACTAGCGGGAATACGTCCATTTAACATACTTAAACGAACATCACGCATGTATTGATTGTTGAATGCGTCTTTAATAGAATCTTTACCAAAGTTGGCAGGCAGTCCAGTGTTGTTTTTAACTAGTCCGATCATGTAATCACCAGTACTAGCACCACTAGCATTAGCTCCACAACACAAACGAGCATCGCCATTGGGTCTTGTCGCAACATGTAACCAAGGTAATACACAAAATGTAGGCGAACCGGTTCGTTCTTCTATAATTTTGATAAAAGTTTTGATGCGGTCAGACATGTTAAATACTTATCTTATGAGACACTTAGGGAATTATAAAGATTGGGTTAAACCACACATATTAGATATAATACTTACTACTGATGGTCAAGTTAGACCGGGTGCAGAAGAAAACAAATTAAGTAAAAAACAATATGATGAATGGAATTTAACTGAGTCTGCAGGGGCAAAGTTTTATTTCTACAGTAAATTTGAAGGGTTGCATAACATCGATCTTCCTATACATAATTCAGGAAATTTAAATTGGTGGTTCGTTAAATTAAATCCTACCTATACATTTCCGTTGCATCAAGATACTTTTAAAGATGATAGTGGGTCAGTGCGTAGATTGTGGATTCCATATCAAGATTACGTACCTGGTCACATTTTCATGTATAAAGATTTTTTAATTAAAGATTACAAAGCAGGAGATATATTTGAATTTGATGATCCTTTAGCAATACATGGTAGTGCAAACTTAAGTTCTATACCAAAAGTTAGTTTACAAATTGTGGAATATGTTTAGAGCCGTAATTTTTAGTTTAGAGGAGCATCATCCATACAGAAGTTTAGGTGCTCATAGAATTGCCTCTTTCTTAAGGCAGCATGGTTGGAATATCGAAGTGATTAATTACGCTAACCATTTTTCGTTAGATGAATTGCAAACTATTTTTAGACAGAGATATGACGAAAATTTAAAATTTATCGGTGCTAGTTGCAATTTTGGTACTTTTTCAAAAGAATTTGATATTTACTGCAATTGGATAAAAGAAAATTTTCCTCATATAAAAATTTTAGTTGGTGGTCAATACTTACCTGAAATGATGACAAATGCAGCAGACTACTTTATCACAGGGTATGGTGAAAACGCTATGTTAGTATTGTTAAAATACTTGTTTAGTAATGGCTCATCTGTTAAATTCACTATTGTAAACGGAAAAAAAGTAGTTGACGGGTCAGTATTTTATCCATCTGCTCCTATGAAATCATTATATGTTGAATATGAACCTAGAGATTATTTAGTTCCCGAAGAATGGACAGGAGTGGAAATGTCAAGGGGTTGTAAATTTGAATGTCCTTATTGTAATTTTCCTATATTAGGCGTTAAGGGAGATTATACAAGAGATGCAGAAGATTACAAGTTGCAATTGCAAAAAAATTTCGATTTGTATGGTATAAGCAAATATCTAGTGGCAGACGAAACATTTAACGACACAACAGAGAAAATTATAAAATTTGCAGATGCGACCGAAAAACTTTCATTTCAACCTTACCTATCAGGTTTTATAAGAGCAGATTTATTAGTTCTTAGAAAACAAGACAGAGAACATTTAGCTAGAATGAGATTTTTGGGACATTTTTATGGAGTCGAAAGTATGAACCAAGAAACATCAAAGGTCATAGGTAAAGGAATTAAAACCGATAGATTACAGGATGGACTTCTTGAGATAGGACAATATTATAGAGATAGCCAATTACCATTTAGAGCTACAATTGCTTTAGTTGTTGGTTTGCCTAAAGAAACTGTACAATCGCAACAAAATACCTTTGATTGGTTAAAAAAACATTGGTTGTCAAATCAAAGCACTTTAGTCTGGGGATTAGAAATTCCTGCACCAAACAGTACGTCATTAAAACCTAGTAAAATGTCAATGGACTTACCAAAATACGGCTACAAAATGCAAGGTATGGAGAATACTGACAAACATTGGGGAGATTTTCATACACTTTACAGTGATACTATTGCGTGGGAAAATGAAAGTTTTAATCACATAACTGCTAAAGAAATGGCTAACGATTTTTTTAACAGTATAAACGACATTAATTTAATTAATAACTTTGGGCTAAGTCAACTTTTACTATCACCTGAAGAGGCAATTGAAAGGAGAATTTTATATCACGAAGAAGCGGAAGGAGAAACTTGGCTTAACAGGATAAAAAATTTAAATAGATACAAAAATCTAAAATTAAATCAATAATAATTTAGGTGGTCTATTTTAATTTTTTTACGAAACTCATCAGTAAATATACCATCGATTCTTAGACTGTAAGTTTGTTTGTGTGTACGTCCACCTGCGTGCCAGTCGTGATCATTAAAAAATGTAGCACAACTTTCAACAAGAACTTTCTCATCAAGTTGACGATCCCAAATATAAAACGGTTTATCTAAGTTAGGTCTGATATGAATGAATTCGTGCCGGTGGTCAAAATAATCATTTTCGTCAGGGTAAATTAAGTCACGATGCAATGGCATGTAACAATCGTGTTCAGCCTTAAAGAAAATAATGCGACCCAAATGTTTGAACACACCTGAAGTAACTAAGTTTTCTAACCAAAGTTTTAATTCAGGAAAGTATTTAACATCAGGAGTCCAACTTTTTTCTTCAAAACGACTATCCCAACCACCTGCTTCAGTTTTAAGGAAAACAAATTGATATGCATCATAAGCTCCCATTGCTAATTTGAGAAATAATATAAATTTATCACGATTATTATATTCCCCAATCTCTCTGCCAATAACCCGAATCTCATGATCTTCAGGAAGATTATGATATTCTTCTAACACTTGGAATATTGGCTTAAATGGAACTTGATATGCATCATCAAATCCACCAGGTTGTACCATATTGCCTTCTTTCTTATGTTCCGCATATACGATACCTTTGCAAATTTTGTAGTGCAACTCTTTAAAACCTGCTACGTCAATATGATCATCTAAATTAATATAAGGAATGCCCCCGATACCACGAATCATTTTGTTCTCCTATAGGTATTTATAGCTAAATATTCTTGGAGAAAAATATGAATTTTAGTGATTGGAGTTACCTATATAATTGGGACGGTAGTCAAAATGTTCGTGCTAATTTAGTTTACACACCGTATATAAGCCCAGATAGTAAAACCTTATGCATGAGTTTTAATAGGGATAAGAATTATCATTCTTTTATAAGAGAAAATGAATTATGGACCGAAGAATTATTGTATGAAAGATTTCTTCGTGAAATGAAATTCCATGGTGTAGCAAATACAAATAATATACCAACACTTAAAATTATTGATATAGATGAAATAAAACGACATATCTTTATTGAATGGCATGGAGCTGACTTCTACACACAAGGTTTTGGTGTATTGCAGAATTGGAAAGAACAATGGCTACTACGGATTGAACAAATGTGGGATGCAGGAATATTTAAATTTAGTTTACACCCTAATAGTTGGGTTGTACATGATGAAACATTAATACCCTTTAACTGGTTTTTTTGTTTTGACAAGAACGAATCTATAATAATTAAAGATTTTTTAATACAAATAAGTTCCGAACGTCAAGAAAAAATGGAAGAATTTTTAAAGCATTTAAAGCTAGATTTACATACACCTTATAATTCTGTAGAACTGCAAAAACTAGCCTTCCTAAGTTTTAAGTCTAATTATCCAAATGAACTAATAGCAGACATAGTTAAAAAACATGAAATTCTACGACAAAATAACTAACCTTGACATTGAAAATAGCAGTATTTGTAATGCTAATTGCCCCCAATGCACACGTGAATTATATGGAAACGATCATAGTTGGTTTTTGGAAACTTATTTAAATACTGATTTTTTTGACAGAATACCTGATGACGTTTATAATGGATTACATAAAATATTATTCAGTGGGTCTATGGGCGACCCATGTGCAGCTCCTAATTTTATTGATGTGATTAAAAAAATTAGATCCAAAACAAATGCTTTAATAAAAATTAGCACAAACGGTGGAATGAAAAGCACAGTATTTTGGAATCAATTGGCAGATGCATTAGGAGATAAAAGTGAGGTAATATTCGCAATTGATGGTCTAGAGGATACTAATCATATCTATCGTGTTAATGTAAATTTTAACAAAGTAATTGAAAATGCGTGTGCCTTTATAAATTCAGGTGGCAACGCTACGTGGAAATTCATTGCATTTAAACATAATCAACATCAAATAGACTTGGCTAGAAAAAAATCAGTTGAATTCGGATTTAAAAAGTTTGAAACTATACGTAGTCATAGATTTGCTACTGATGCTATCTTAGGCAGACAGTTTTTTGGTTCTGATGGAACTTTAATAGAACCTCCTTCCGATGAAACTTTTAAGCATGAAGTTGTGTTTCAACCACTAATACGTGTTGATGAGTGGTTGAAAAAAAGTGAGGATACGCAGATTGATTGTTTTGCAAAATTTAATAAGTCTCTTTATATTGATAGTTCAGGAAACTTGGTTCCTTGTTGTTTTTTAGGATCCTACTCTTATGCAAAAAAACCGTTAAACATTCAGGATGGTTGGGACAAACTATGGGAAGAATATAAACATTTTTTAAACTTATATAATAATAACTGGTATGATATTCTAGATAATGAATTTTTTTCTAAAGTAGAACAGAGTTGGGACGGAAGAAAATATAGTGAGGGTAGAATTGCAACTTGCGCTGCTAACTGTGGTAACTTTGATAATAGACTTAATAATCCAAAATTAAGCGTTTAGGATACTTTACCTATTATCATATATCTTTCGTATAAAGGCAAGTCAAGTTTTACAGCTTTAAACACTTTTAACTTACTTTGTTCTACAAATTCTTCAATGCTATCTGCAGTTCGTATGTGTTCGTAAATATTATAGTTATTACTTTGTAATACTAACAAACTATTGTGTGGTAAACATGTTAACCATTGTTCGTACTGATCTTGGCTTATATGTTCACAACTTGTATTAATAGCAACATCAGCATCACTTCTTAAGTTACACATATCTGCAGTGACAGCTTTAAAACGACCTTGCATCTGTTCAAGCTTATTCATAGTATTAGCTATTTCTTCACACTTAGGATCAATATCAATACTACGAATGTATTTTACTGGATAGGGTGCGTGAAACAACATGCTAGCAAGAACACCGTTCCAGCCCCCGAATATGTCGATACTGACAGGTTTACCTATAAAAACTCCTAGTTCTTTGATTAACCATTCTTTGCTGCGAATCTGACCCTTCCAAAAACTTTCTAATGTGCGTTTTGGGTCCTCACTATTTCTTATAGCGTCCATCCAAAACATAATGTGTTCTAGGTCAATTTGCATTTTGGTATCTTACTGTCTGCACTACTTACACACCTGTTTGTAATACAGGTTACAGGATTGCCAAACAATCCAAATCCTTTATCTAGTGTGCCTAATCTAAAGTCACTGCAACTATAGCCACGCTTAACTTCATTGCCACGTATTATAACACTTTGATATCCGCTATTACAATGCCAATTGGTGAATTGGTTAAAGCCGAAAGCATTAAATCTTTCGGCCTGATCAAACTTGTATTCATTGTTATCACCGTCGTACAATCGTATCTGATAAAGATTTTCTTCATTTACTTGTTGTGGAAATCCTTTTTGCATTATCTCTATCATCTCAGACGTATAACCATCTACAATTGCATTTGCACTTTCATTACTTTGTGGCTTCAGTGTTACATTTATTCCTTTATCGTAAAAACGTTTGCATCGTTCGTATAAGTCATAGAATTGACTAGGCACCATCACTTGATTGATAGTCACATATACATTCTCGCCCATTAAGTATAAACATTTTTCTGCAAATTCATTTTCATTTGCAAACTCACTATGGTAGCTAGCAGTAATTGATTTACGTTGAAGAAGGTCAGTACTATTACACCATTTACTCCACCATTTCTTACTAGGACTTAAATTAGTAGTCATATGAATACTTTGATATGGAGTTACACCATCTTCTAAATGTTTTATTAATTCAAGTAAGTGTTTGTATGCAGTAGGTTCACCACCACTAAATGACCAATGAAAATCAGTAAATTTATTCTGCCTTGCTTGTAACTTGATTTGATCTATTGCGTGTTTGTAAACTTCTAGTGATTGATAATCAGGGGTATCGCTGTTTGCATACGGCCAACAATAACTACATTTGTAATTGCAGAATCTTCCTAGTATCCAACTTACAGAAAAAAGAGGATGTTCTAGCATTGTGTGTTGCCCAAACCTCACTATTTTATCAAATGGTATTTGCATCAATTTCCTTATTTCTATTGCGGGAACGCTAAAAATTCTTCATCACTTCGTTTTGGTGCAATATAATTTCTTTTCATTTCTGCACTTTTGTCACTACTTAAAACGTCATGCACATATTTGCTATTAAATGTTTTTCCTAATATATCACATTCGTGTTTTAAATTATTTGATGCTATTCTGCTATAGATTTCAAATATTTCGTCCAACTGACTAAAATCATTTAACACTCTTATGTCATAGCCTCTAAGCAATAAGAATGCCCCTAATCTAGCACCATATATTGCCCACAAGCCGTTCTTAACATCACTTCCTAAGTGCATCCAGTTATACAATCTTTCACGGTTTCGCCAATCCATCTTTTCAAAATCTTTCTCTCCAATATCTAATAATTTCATGCCATCTCTAAATCCTGCACGAAAGGCTTGCTGTGGACTTTGATTGATTATGGTTTCACTGCCGATCCTATTTAATTCTAGATATTTATCAAGCTGAAAATCAACACTATCGCCTGCTTCATGTGTACGCATTTCTTTTAACAAATGCACAGGCCAGCACTTGATACCACCATTACCATAACAATTATTGTTTACGGGATTGAAACTACTCCAACTAAAAACATAGTCAGTCCAATCAAAATGTGGTTTGGTATAAACATTGAAGCGAAAAAAGTTTGCAGAAATTTTGTTATCACCGTCTACGATGATTACCCTATCTGTTTTTGATATATCTGCGACAGCCTTATGAGCCGCATCACTGCCCTTAACTCCGTCAACTCTTTTTGCTTTTGGTTTCAGAGAAAGTAAATGTTTATAGTTTTCTTCGGCATTGGGTTCATCGTAACTTAAAAATACAACATCATATACATTTGGGTTTAGTACAAAGGTATTCATAAAATATATTTAATATAAAACAAATTTACCCAAACAAATTGAAAACGCAATATAGTAGTATATAATAGGAGCACTAGAGCAGTAAATATTACAAAGTGCTTTACAACATGGTCTATAAATGAATTCTTGTTTTACTTGTCTAAACTGTGGTAGAAACAATCCTGTAAAGGGCCACAGTTTTACTAACAAATACTGTAATAACAAATGCCAAGCAGAATATCGTAGTCGCCTTTTAATTAAAGAATGGAAGGAACACGAAACAACTACTGCATGGCGTCAAGTTCCAGAGTATGTTAAGAAGTACTTAATAGAAAAACGTGGTAAACATTGTGAGATATGTTATAATGATTTACATGCAGGTAAAGAAATTCCACTTGTAGTAGACCATAAAGACAATAATACTCACAATAACGAAGAGGATAACTTAATTGTTATATGCCCTAATTGTAGGGCGCAAAGATAATTTTTTAAAAGGAGACACACATGAAAACTATCGGAGATAAAGTAGAAGCATTTGCAGTAACAGGTGTAAAGCCAAGTGCATTGACTGTTGATGGTGCATTTGAAACAATCACAGAAAAAAGTTTTGAAGGCAAGTGGAAAGTAATCGTTTACTATCCAAAAGATTTCACATTCGTATGCCCAACTGAAATCGTAGCATACGACAAATTAAATAATGACTTCGCAGACCGTGATGCAGTCTTGTTAATCGGTAGCACAGACAATGAGTTTTGCAAATTAGCATGGCGTAATGCACATGAAGATTTGAAGAAAACTAATAGCTGGAGTTTTGCTGATGTAGCACGTGGAGAACTATCATTAGCAGATCAACTTGGTATTTTCTATGAGCCTGCAGGTGCAGCACTACGTGCAACATTTATCGTTGACCCAAATAACGTTATTCAACATGTTACAGTAAACAACCTAGATGTTGGTCGCAACCCAGATGAAACATTACGTGTATTAGACGCTTTGCAAACTGGCGAACTTTGCCCATGCAGAGTATAGCAAAGGGCGTAAGCCAAATACGCACTGAATGTGTGGCTTATGCTCAAAGCGGTATCAACAGCAAAGACTGGAATGATGCATATGTTAAAAAAATCAGACCCGCCAAAACTACAATCATTAGTTTAGGTAGTAATGATTTTAAAAATCTTAACACCGAAATTGAATTAGTTGCTTTAAGAAGTTTTGTAAATTCGGATCAAGTGTTTTGGATAGTTCCTGCAATCAAACCTGAAAAGCAAGAAATTGTAAAGAAAATTGCTAGACATTATGGTGATACTTTCATTATAATACCAGAACTTTCTGCGGATAAGGTACACCCTACATATAAAGGATATAGACAATTGGGAGCATTAACAAAATGAAATATAGCATTTTGTTGATGTTTTTTAGTATTTCTGCTTGGGCAAACGAAGGAGAAGCACTAGCCAAACAGAGAGCCTGTTTGGGATGTCATAGTGTGCAGCACATTGGTATCAGCTATCCGCCTGCATTTGTACGAGTAGCAGAAAAAAATCGCAATGATTCTGAACACATTAAAAATGTGATTAGAAACGGTAAAGGTAAAATGCCTGCTCATCCTACATTGACTGATGCAGAAATATTAATTTTAACAAATTGGATTTTAAGTTTAGGGGAAACAAAATGACAGTATGGGTAGACGCATTAAAAGAACAAAGTATTCCTGAATATGCTAAGGATACTAAACTAAATATTGATGCAGTAATTAAACGTAGCACATTGCCAGTTGAAGAGGCTGAGGCAGTTGCGCTTGCAGCAGCATTCGCAACAGGTAATTCAAAACTATGGACTTGGGTTCATAGTCAACTAGCAGATCGTAAAGAAGCTGATGCTGCATTAACAGCAGCAAGTTTAATGGCACAAAACAACATTTGGTATCCATTTGTTGAAATGGCTGATGATGAGCAACTCAAAGGTTTGCCACCACAACTACGTATGAATGCAATTGCAAGTCATGGTGGAACAACTAAAGCAAGATTTGAGGCATATAGTTTAGCAGCAAGCATTGTAGGTAAGTGCCATTTTTGTGTTAAGTCACATTATGAAACACTTAAGAAAGAAGGATACACGGTAGAACAATTACGTGACATTGGACGAATAGCAGCAGTCATAACGTCCGTAGCAAGAGTGTTAAGTAATTAATCAGCCCCGTAAGGGGCTTTTTTATAGGACAAAAATATGACAGAAACACACAAAAGAACTATTATACGTGCCATAACATGGCGCATTACAGCAACTATAATAACAGGAATATACACTGGTCTTGCGGGGGCTATTATTATTAACATTTGGATGACATTAGCTCACTACATTCACGAAAGACTTTGGCTCAAACTTAAATGGGGCAAAGTTCAAGAATAAATACTAGAATGAAGAACATAGGCGAAAAGTTAGGACCATTTGCAGTAAATGCAATTAAACCAAATGAAAGTTCTCCTAACGGAAGAAAGTTAGTAACTGAAACTACACTAAAAGGATTATGGAAAATCGTTGTTTTTTATCCAGAGGATTTTTCCTATGTGTTTCCTGAAGAATTACTTAACTTCAATAAAATAACACAAGAACTTGCAAAAAACGGTGTGACACTACTAATAGGTTCTGTGAATCCTGACTTCTCTACTAAAGCTTGGCAATCTATATCTACTAACATGACACCGACGATGTGGTTGTTTTCTGACAACATACAATCGCCAAAGCTAAGTTTATCTGAAAATTTAGGAGTAGATATAAAGTCAAAAAGGGCACTAAGAACATTGTGTATTGTGGATGATGAAGATACAATACAGTATGTGTCAGAAGATAATTTAGACATTGTTAACAGCGTTTCTGAAATGATGTATAAATTAAAACAAGCTTTTGGGTCAATAAAAAGTTGACATTTATTGCATTAAAAAGTATAATATTTTGAATCAGGACTAAATAAAATTACTATGAGAAACTTTACTTGTACACATATAACTAGAAAGCAACCATCACTAATGGTGTGGATGCCTGTAGGGTTTTATGCCTTAACAAGTGACCGTAATATTAATGAGGTTTTGGGGGGTTTAGATAAGTAGAGTTTTCGTAGTAAGAATATCTAAACCCTGGCTCTGAAAAGATCCCAGGGTTTTTTGTTATATGGAGAACAACAAATGAATTACAAAAATGATAAGTTTGTCAACGACCATATGTTATCAGATGAACAACTTGACAAATTGATAAGAGAAAAATTTGAAAGATTAAGGTTGCAATATGGTTATATTGAAAAGGTTGACAATAAAATAGATAACGTGTTAGAATCTTAACACGTTTAAAGTGTGTAAGGAACGAGGTCTTAGTGCGCACTATAAACATGCACAGAACGGGCGGAGCCCCTGATGAAAACGCTGGCGGTAACAGCAGAGTAAAACGGGAATGATAAAGCAAATTGGCAGAACACTATGCCTCACCCCTGAAAGGTGGTACCAGTTTGCTTTACCATACACATTTATTAGATGAACACGGCGCTACCTCTCGACGGTAGAGTGCTGAACCCTAATGAGTGTGTCTAAATACACTTAACTTAAAAGGAGAAATCATGTCAGTTTTAGCGTTGGATATAAGTGGAATTCCAAGACACTGGATTTCCCACGAAAGTGCAATTACTTATCACGCTAAAGGTATGGTTGCTTGGTCTTTAGGTGAAGTAGTAGCAAAGTTTCGTGGTGGAGTTCAAAACGACGGCCGTACTAGTTATATTGAAACTCCTAGCATCATTGCAATTAAAGGTCATGGATTTGACGTAAGTAAACACGGCAAGGTTGCATTGACTAACAAAACATTGTTTGGTCGTGACCGTCATGTATGTGCGTATTGCGGCGGTCATTTTCCTAACTATCACTTACTAAGCCGTGATCATATCACGCCTAAGAGTAAGGGTGGTGCTAATACGTGGACTAATGTTGTTACTGCATGTAACCCGTGTAATAACAAAAAAGATAACAAAACATTAAAAGAAGCACGTATGGAATTACTCTATGTACCATACGAACCTAATCATTTTGAAAACATGATTTTGCAAAATAGAAACATTCTTGCAGATCAAATGGAGTACTTAATGAGTGGTGTGCCCAAACATAGTAGGATTCTGAAATCTTAGGTTGACATTAATCCAGAGTTGAGATATACTCTGGATTAGTTATCTGCCTGTGGTGAAAGGGATATCACAGAAGCCTTCTAAGCTTTTATTCCAGGTTCGAGTCCTGGCGGGCGGACCAGTTTTACAATTTGGGGGATTGATGTAATGGGAGCCTGGGGCCTTTGCAAGGCCTTCGTGAGA